GAGGAAGAAATGGACATCGTGGGAATATATACACCCCTCAAAAGAGGAGTGCAACCTGTAAGAACTGGACATCTCTCATTTTTATTCGGAGGTTGCCTCTTCTGAGTCGGCGGGCACACGGTTCATGCTGTGGAACCGATGGAGGATCTCCTTTCTACGCTCGACCGCGGCTTTATACCGTTGCTGGTCATCCTCATCGAGAGACTTGTAGAACTCCTTATCGTGCTTCGTGCTGCCCGTGAATGGGTGATCAATGCTCGACTTGAATCCCATAGCGACATCGTGCTTCTTCATGCCTCCGGCAATCAGCTTATCAACCTCCTTATGGGCTTTCTCCGTGTCGTTGTCTTCCAGTGCGTAGCGGAGTTGCTGGTACTTGGAGACGGGGTAACTGCCCTTTTGTACGTCTTCGGGGTAGTTAGCTTTCACCCAATCATGCGCCATTGGATAGACTGTGGTGATAGGGGAGTAACGGTGGATCTGAACACCACCGGACGCGAGAATCTGCTCCCACCATGAAAGGTCATGTGCCCGTCCAGTTGATGTCCACTCACTGACGAGAGGTTGAAGGGCCATCGGCACGACTCCCGCCATGATGTCACCTATGGCATCTCCCACGCTCGTGCGTTCACCACGGTAGTTGACCCCAAAGACTCCTTCCTGCACGAACTTGCCGAAGAGTGGTGAAATACGTCCTCCGATGAATCCCGTAGTATTGGAGACAAGTTTGTACATGTCTTCCGGCACGGATCGGAGTCCGTAATACTTGTTATCCACTCGGATCTCAAATGGGTGCTTCCACTCGTAGTCATCATTGGTCAGCTTGTTGAAGATGCGAGCAAAGATGAACTGAGTCATGGCGAGGAAGGCAAGTGCTTGAAGTTGCTCCGTTCCTACCTTACCTCCCACAAGCCCTTTTGCTGCTTGCCCTACGAAGCGGGCGCGGGCTTCTAAGAAATCGGGTGCCAGTAGGATGATCTGCGCGGCATGCCGGATCGTTGGGTTGTGACCCATGTCCGTGTAGTTGAGGTGACCGTAGGCAGCATTAGACTGCCGTGCAGAAAGGTTCTTGATCTGCCACTCATCCACCTTACCCGCGGCAAGATCGTCCTTATACCTATCCATATTCCTCTCAAGAATATGGGTGTAGGTGTTGAACTTGAGGGCAGGAATGTACTGCGAAAAGAGGTAGTGCTGGTAGGCATCAAGCGTGTCCGCGGCCTTTGTGCTCATGCCCCATCCGAGTTTCCGAAGACCCATCGTCACAAGGTTGGATTGATTGTCTCCGACACCTTCCATGAAGAGGGATTGACTCAAGCGGTCATGCGCCAGCATGAGACCGTGCTCGGAGGCATCGCGTTGAGCAGGATCTCGTAGGTCGATCTTTGGGAGACCGTGGAACGGACTGACACGATGACCGATTGCGTGAATACCTTCCTGCACTTGATGGAAAGGAGAGAGTGAAAGCATCGTTCCCTTGACATAACTTTGCGTCTTCAATGCCACATTCACCGTCCCTTTGACTAAGTTGTGAAACGGATTCTCGGACTTCATTCCGAGGTAGCGGGTGATCGCGGAAGAGGAGAGAGCGTTGTTGAGGTGTTGGGCAATTTCGGGATGAACCGCGAGATCACCCTTTGTGAGAACGTTATTGCCGGCTGAGTCTTGACCCGCAAACTTCCAATCATGGAGGGCAGGTTGGTCGAGCTTCTTGTAGTCTTCCGTGCCTTCATCTGCCGCGTCTGGATAGACCAAATGCGTTGTGCCGTTTGCCGTAGTGGTTTCCTTACCGGAACCGCGGGCAGAGACGAGAGGGCGACCGTCAGTACCCTTCAGACCGCGTAGCTCCTCAACGAACCTACGCGAGTTGATCGCGTTGTTCATGTCGTTCATGTAGAGACCGAGCAGTTTGGCAATGTCTTTGGTCTCCGGCTCATACCCGTGCTGCTCTCCCTCGTGGTAGCTATCAAAAGTGCGTTCTTGGGAAAACTTGAAGAACTCATCGAGACGCTTCGGTGTGGAACCGGAGGGGGCTTGAGGTTCGGTCTTGTAGACATGGGGAACGTAGTTCTCCCTGTAACCCATTTCGATCCCGTATGCCTCTGCCCTCTTCTTAAGCACGTCAAAAGTCTGCTTGATCTTTCCAGCTAGTTTCTCCTGCTCCGGTGTGAATGCCAGTGCTGCATCATATCCCGCTTTGAGCTTTGAATCCGTAGTTGCGTTAGAACGCATGCGAAGCAGGGACTTGTCGCCACCCGCCTCAATCCAATTGGTAATTCCCTCACGGGTTGCCTGCTGCGGGGCAACCTTTTCTATGTCGTGCTGCGCCCTCTCAATGTCGTTGGTTGAGCGTTGGGAACGTGCCGACCACTTGAGGAGGGACTTCTTGAATGGAGAAGATGCGGGGAGATCACGCATCGTGCTCTTGAGTCGGGTGAGGGATGCCTCAGTCTTTTCGCGGAGGGTTGGGGGAGGGGGTGTGACACCTTTGATGATAGGGGTTGCCGCTTGAAAATGAACTTGCCCACTTTCTTTGATGCTATCTGCCATCTCTGGAGTGATGGAAACCTTCCAAATGGGGGTTTGTTTCATCTCGTGTGCTTGACGATTTAAGGAGTCAGATTGCAGTTGCGCCTCATTACGTGATTGAAAATATGGAGTCTGACCGTTGTCATCTGTATACATTTGCCCAGTGGCAATTTCTCTTATTCCATATTGCCCTACTGTTTCATTGCTCACTTGAAATCTGCGGGGACTATTATAGTCACGAGTCGGCACACTTCCCGCTTCAACCTTCGTTCCAAATTTCTTGACGTACTTGCCGATCTCTTTAGGGAGGATTTCATCGTAAAAACCCTTCATGCCCTTATGCTCAATTTTCAGCTCAAGGCCCGTAAGCTCCCCTTCCGTGTCTGCGGAGTTAGCAATCTTTTCAGAAAGTTCTTTTCCAACCACATTCGGGAGATCAGCAATCTTGTGAACACCTGCATTTGTCCAAGTAGATTCATCTTTTGGCATCTGCGAGATCTCAACCTCGTTACCTCCATTCCATTTTTTGAATTTGATTCCTTTTAGTTTTTTACTTAAGTCAAATCTATCTGCCTGTGTTTCGCCACTTGTCCAACCGATCCAATCCTTTCCGCTTGCAACCGCATCACGCAAGGCCCGCTTGAACATCTGGACTGACCAATCTTTGCGGAAGGGTGCATCGGGAACACCAACATCACCCCTGCCTAACTCGTTGATCCTATCCTGCGCTACCTTCCAAGCGTCCGTAGATGAAACCCTGTTATTTAAGAGGCGATTCATTTCGGCCTCTTTATCTTCCCGATATCCCTTCTCGCGCCCTTGCTGATGGCGGTCAGACTGAATCTCTTCGATGAAGAGACCGTCTTTACCAGTAGAATCCTGACGCTCGTTGAGCCTCATGTGGGCTACATAGTTCGGGATGTCTCCAAAATGGTTAGAAGTGAATCCTTCATATCCCGATGAGTAATCTGATAGGTTTTTATATTCTACACGAAGTTCATGGGCTTGCTCTGAATTTATGTTTCCATGCTTCAGAAGCTCAGCAATTTCTTCCATCCTAGCGTATCTTTTGGAATCAACATTTTGAGGCATCGTCAAAACTACTTCCTTGTAGTTCTCGCCGCCAGAAAGGACGTATTGCTCGTACTTCGTCCCGTGGCCTTTAGATGCTTTTTCTACTTCTGATTGTAACCCTTTAGGGAGGTCATCGAATGGGATAATATCACCCTCTGGATCTATGTAGTTAAAAGATCCGTCCTGTGGATCTAGTTCAACCTCCCACCCATGTTTCGCAAAACCTTCTTTGAGTAGTTGCGTCCCGTCTCCCTTTTGCACCTCCTCAAACTTCACGGCTCCCTCATTCTTGAGGTAGTCCAGAACCTCTGCCTTAGTGACGCTTTTCTTGCCCTCAAGAAACCCCTCTAGATTACTCCACTTGATCTCGTCGGGCTTTACTCCCGATCCCTTTGCAGGGTCGATGATGGCCCTAATCTGCTCGACGGATGCCTTGTTGGGCATCTTGTCGGCAACGGTCTTTTGAAGTTGGGAGTAGAAGCCGGACTCTACCTCATTGTTATCTTCTGCCCTTGCGTTCTGGAAATTGAGGCGATCCTCACGGTTGGCGCGATGAGCCCTTTCCACGAGTTGCTTTCTCTCGTTGCGCTTTTGCTCCGCAGGTTCCATGTCGGCGAGACGTTGGCGATAGGCTACGGGGTCATGCTCGCGCAAGTCGGCTAGCTCTTTATCAAACTTTGCTTCCTCCTTTTGGCGTGCCGTTTCTGCTTTGTCGGCTATGGTTTGCTTGATTGCGCTCTCACTTGCTTCGCCTATCTTTCTCCATAGATCCTTCACGTCTGAATCCTCAGACATGAGACCCTCCTCAACCAACGCTTGATGAGCTTGGTCAATCGTTTGGCTTCCACCAAAAATCTTAGTGCTATGGGCAGGTGGCAATTTAGGTCGATCATCCTTACCCTCGGCTCCCCTCGTGGCCTTTAACCGATTCTCGTTGAGGTACGCAATAATGGGGTTCTCAATGAATGTCTGCCTCTCCCCAAATGCCTTTGGTTCTGCCTTCCACCATTCGGGTGAGTTCTTTGCCTCAATGGGAGAATCATCTCTGATGATGTATTTGTGAAGACCTTCAGCAAGCATGTCGCGGGCAGCTTTAATGTCGCGGATGTGATCCGTTCCGCCCATTGTCCAACCCTTGAGTTTTTCTAGTACGCCACTAATCCACTCAAGAGCTTTCGTTGAAAAGTCTGCAAATGCTTCGGGGTTTTTCTCCCTCAGTTTATTGAGGAAGTCGGCATCTTGAAATGAGTCACCCAAAAAATCAGCAATGTGTTCGTCAAAGAATCTATCTTTGTCGTACCCGTGAGATTTGTATTTGCCGTTGAGTTTAGCCCAATCCTTAATCAAAGGTGCCAATTCTGACCTCAGCGACTTTGCAAGAGTCTTAGAGTCGTTCTCTAAGTGGTGCCAAAGCTCATGCGCGAGCGTGAAAAGATGTGGTCGCGCCCCATCTGTCTTGAGGAAAACGTAATGCCCAATCCCAAGGGCAGTGCTTTGCGCCCCATTAGGAGCAAACTTGTCCCCTGTATAAAATACAATCCGCTTCCCAAATAACCCTGCTAGCTTGTCAGCTAACTGAAAGACGGGATCTAGCGAAAGTTCATGTATATCTTTATCTCCGGCTGCGGTAAGCCGCGTTGAGATATTCTTTCGTGCAAGGCTTTGATTGATGGTACGAATCGCGAGGGCAGACTCTTTAGCGTCTGCTGTATTTTCAGCTTTTGGCGACAAGTCAGCTTCATCACCTGTCATCGTGGTATCATTCGGTGCATCCGTCAAGACTTGTCCGCTTGCATCGTCGGGATGCACTCCAATCTTAAGCCCCTCTTTCCACTCACGAATCTTCGCATCGATTGCAGCGATCCGATCATTGACTCTACGCAAACCAACTGTGCCATCCATATGTTGTGGACGCTCTTCGATGACTAAGCGGTTTCTCTCGGCGTTTAGTTTCTGGATATCATCGGGAACTCCACCGTCCTTGTCCGGTTGCCGTCCCTCATCCAGTACAGTCTTAGCATCCTCCGCGGTGGATCCCGTCCAATCATTGCCATCCTTCTCCTCTTTGGCCTGCTTCTCAATCAAGTGATCCTGCATCGCCATTGTGTAGGCAGACTCTGCTGCTTCCTTATCCGTGAAGGTTGCGGAATGCTCCTTACCCTCCGCGTCAACGGTGGTCACCTTATAGGTGCCGTCAAAGTTGTGAACCAGTTTTGGGGCATCCGGCGCGGTGATTGTATCAACAATTCTCTGATTGTTATCCCTTATGAGTTGATTCCCTGCGGCAATGTCTTCTTTGGTTCGTGCTTTCCACCCATCTGCAATAGCTTGCAGTCTCTCCTCCTCCGGCAACTGAGAGATACGGGTCGCCTCCTCACTTGAGAATCCCTGCTCCCTGAGCACCAATGGGTCTGCCGCCTTCTTTGCTGCGCGATCTGCTGTTTCTGAATCCACCTTTCCTCCGTTAGAGGTGATGTGTGCCGCAACTCCAAAGATACCCAACTCCACAAAGAGGTAGGGCGCGTTCTTGAGTGTTTCCCAATACTCTGCCGCAAAGTCCTGCCCCGCATTGATGTCTTTATTCCACGCATTCTCTAGTTGGGCATAGAGGGTTTTGCTGAACTCTGCGGTGGAAAGTAGAATGGTGGATCCGGTGAAGTGCTTGAGGACACCAACAACGGTAGGCGCAACCTTTCCGAGTAGTTTGATCGCTTTAGTGCCAATCACGGTGGAAACTGCCGCGGGAATGATCGATCTCTCATACGCTTCCCGTGCCGTCATATTGGGGTTTTCCTGCATTCTCTTGAGGGTCTGATTGCTCACCTCGTTGAGTCCAAATGCCACCTCTCCAGCAATGGGCACCATGAACGGAACAATCTGCGGAACCATTGCGGAAACCCCACTAGCAACCTTACTAACGGATCCTTTCCACCCATAGTGTACGGGAGGAGCATAGATTTCAGAGTTCGTAAACTGGCGAACCTTTTCCGCTAGAAGAAGGTCATTGTACTGCTGTTGAAACTTTTCCTTTGCCACGGGGTCGGTAGCAGCATCCCTTTGAGCCTCAAGATTGATGAGGTTGTGGACATCACTGATGCGTCCGTAGCTTTCCATGCTGGAAGCAAACGAATCGGCAAGAGCATTGAGTTCTGCCATGAACCCACCTTCTTTCTTTTTGGTAGCGAACAACTGCCTCGCAAGCGTGAGAACTTTGGTCTGATCTTCCGCGTTTAGTCCGCGGAGATACTGCTTTGGATCAATGTGATTCGGGTCTGGGAGATCGTTGTTGGCTTTAGCCTCTTCGTCGTTTTTCCGTATCGCGTCAACAAACCTCTTTGCTAGTGCCCCCTCCGGTGTGTTGAGTGCCTTCTGAATCGGTTTGTACACCGAATTAAAGGCATTGAGCCTCTCGCTCTCAGAAAGTCCTTTAAGGGCATCCTCGTGCGTTGACTGCCAGTTGTTGAAGCGGGTCAGTGAGGGAACTCCGATCCCTTTGTCTGCATCTTCAAAGGCATCGTTGATTGCCTGCGACTTGAGACCGTCGAGGGCAGAGACCCGTTTGTCGTGCTGCTGGAAGATTCCGGCAATGTTGGTTCTGAACGTGCCGACATTATCAGTGGGGTCGAGGTTGTATTGCTTCTCAAGTGCGGATTGATAAAAGCCAAAGTTGTCCACCACATCTTGAATGGGTGAACCCGTGAGGTGGGAGACTGCCGCGTAGGAGGCGACTTGATCACGATACCCCTGCGAGTCGGTGGTCTTTTGGGAATTGGTGACAGCTTGATCTGCCTGCCCTCCGAGGTTGACCGGATCGTACAGCATCGCCTTCACGCGAGACTCCTGCTGCTGGTAGGGATCTGTCTGAGTGAGATCGGTGCCGAAGGGTCGGAGGTTAGCCCCATTATCTTCCTTCATTGCCTGCGCCATCTCCGGCGAGGTGGTGAAGGAATCAAACTTGTTGGTAAGCTCCTGTTGTTGCAGTCCCTCTTCAGTAAGTGGTGCCGTGGTGGGAACCTCAGAACTCTGAGGTGCGTAGGTAATTTCAGCCATGAATGGTTAGCCTTTTTGGACTCCTACGATCTTGCGGTCTTGGTAGGGGTTAGCCTTCTCTCCGCGGGTGTTGTAGAAATCTGCCCTCTTCGTGAGTCCCTTATCGGTGGTGTCATCGTTGAGTGCGGCGACTGTGGTGCCGTCATCCAAATGCAGGATGATCGGGTCGCCTTTCTTGATGCCCTGTGCAGTAATCTGCTTCTTGATCTCGCGGGAGAATCCGACGCTTCCACCATCCTCAGACTGATCCACGAGTTTATTCTCATGGTCTCCTTTACCCATCTTGGTGTTGGAATCCATGTAGGGATCGGATTTATATCCGTAGGTTGTTCCTACGGCATCAATAGGGATTACGGGATTATTGTTCGCCTGCCCGTGGAACCAGTTATAGATAGGCCCGTGCTTTGGTGCTGGCTTATTGAAGAGGGAGGATGCATCGGCACCCTGCTGGTACTTCTTCATCGCGGAATCAAGTCGGTCTGCTGCCTCCTTTGGGGTAGATGGTGGGCCGGATGGGTAGGTATCATGTCCGATTTTACCGCCCGACAGAACCTGCACTTGAATCCCCTCCGCTTTGGTTGCGGCTTTATTGGAATCAGTAGCCTCTTGCGTATCGGTAGGGGTTGCCGCGTAAGGCCCAAAGGTGCCACCCATAAGGTGAGCCTTCACACCACGAGCAACATCGGTGACGATCTGAGTCTCCGGCTTGAGGTTGCCCCCATTTTCGGACATCTCTAACCTCTTCTTTTCAAGCGTCTTGAGTTGGTCGTCTAAGAATGGAGCCGGAACCGTAGACATCAGTTGGATCTGAGTTGCGTAGTATGCCTTGCCGACATCACTCCCATCGGTAGGCGGGAAACTGTCCACCTTACTCTGACCGTCTTTGCGGTTAATTTCTCCCTGCGAAGTTCCGAGATATGGTTGCGCCACATATTTGTAGACGGCATTCCGCACATCGGATGGCATATTTTGGAATATCGCGTCTTTCTCAAGTTGGTTGACGCTAGTGAGGGTTCCCGATTTGAATTGATCCATGTAATGACCCGCCATCGTCCATACGGTGTCGTTAGCCATTGCCGTTCCCGACTTTGCTAGTTTTTTGACATGTTCCGCGTCGAGATTGCCAATCCCGACCTCTTTGTCTGCTGCATCTTGTAACCTCTTGAGGGTTGGGCCTTGAACATCTTTTGATTGCCCCGTCATGAATTGGTCGTTTTCAGCTTGAAGTCCCTGCACCCATCCCAGTGTTTCACCGCGGGTTTGTATTGCTGTTTGGAACGAGATTACCTGCGACTTAGAGAAGTTGCCTTTACTCTGATAGGCATCCAGCAATGGCTTGAGACCTTCCACCTCTTCGGGTGTTTTTGCGGTTGTAAGTTTATTACTGAAATCTTGCGTTGCGATTGCAGCATCCTCTTGCTGCTGGTTGACAAAGGCTTGAGTGCTCGCCTGCTGCATGCCCGTATGGAAGGAACGCATCGCGTGAGGAATCATTGTCTTCTGCTCCATCGGATCAAGATTTGCCATCAACGATTCACCGTCTTTGCCGTAAGCCTGCACATAGGCAGAAGGCCACTGAGCCACGGGAAGACCGGATCGTAGTTCGTTGTACTTGTCGTTTGCTGCGGTCTCATTCTGAGTCAACTTGATGAGGCCGGAATCGTAGGAGAGCTTCTGTCGCTTCTGCTGGTTGATGGAGTTTACCTCTATGGCAGTGCCTGCGATGTCTGCTGTAGTTTTCGTGGTCGCGTTGCCGATTGCGGCTTGTGAATCGTATTTGAGACCTGCATTGCGGGGATCTTGCATCATCCCTTGGAACCCGCGGGCAATCTCGCCTTTAGCTTGATCTCCGACTTGATCGGTGGGGAAACGGTAGTCCGCGGTGGGGGTGAAGACACCCTGCGGGGCGTTTGGGATTTCTGAGAGGGGGATGGTAGCCATTAGCGTAAACCGGAGTAGGGGGGGGCGATTGCCATTTGAGTGCCATTGGGTTTCCAAGTTGGCGCGGCATTCATAAGGGATCCGGTGTCGTTGCGAGCGTAGTACGAGGCAGATCCAAAGGAGGATGCTGCCTGCCCAACACTGGAAATCGCGGAGGCAATGCCCGCGGAGGCAATAGCATCGGCTTGATTGTTTGCTGCTTGCTGTTGGACTCCGACTCCGGCAATGCCCATTGTCTTCGACCAATCTGCCATTTCTCCCGCGTACTGAAATTGCTTTGCGGTCTCGCGGGTGAGTGCTGCTTGGTAGGTTTCCATGCTGCCCTTCCAATCGGTGTCCATTGCCTGCACGTTGGAAGTGTACGCTTGATCCATACGGGCGAGTTGCTGCTGACCCGCGTTGTAGGCAGCAACAACGGTGGGTGCACCGGAATCCGTTGTCACCCCACTGGCACCATAGGACGCTTTTGCCGCAGAATTGATGGCAGAGTCTTTTTCTACCATTCGGTTTTCTTGCTCAAATCCCTGCGACTCCGTGGATCGTGCCGACTGATGGAGTGCCTGTGCATTAGAGTCATGCATTTGAGCTTGCGCCATTGCCGTCTTGTAATTGAGTTCGGCTTGATAACGGGCGACTGCCGCGGATGCTGTGGCCTGCTGGCGTTGGAGTGCCGCGTTGGAAGAGGCAGCAGACTTTTGCGCTGAAGCGGATTGGGAGGAACCGTAAAGGGAGACCCCCGTGCCTGCCGCTCCCAAGACGAGACCCCCGATTCCAACATAGAGGGCAGCAACTGCTGCGGTTTCGTAGGCAGGAAAGCGGGCGTGATGATACTCGCCCATTGTGTGAGGGACATGTAGGAACCTCATGATAATAGGAGGTCGGTGGGGTGACCCAAATAAGCCTGCCGAAAATCAACGGGCAAGAGATCGTTGTCACAGTAAGTGATCTCATCCTCGATCTCGACCGGATCAGTCTTTGCGGTGATGTGAAAGGTGCTCCATACCGTATCTGCATGAATCCGCAGCACCCTGCGGGTGCCTGCCTCCGTGATGCCAGTATGCGGCGACTGAAGGATCTCCCTGCTACCGTCTTCTTTGATGACCTCTACGACACCTTTGGAAATAACAAATGGGTGCTGAGTCTTGTGGGTGCGGGAGGTCACGAGTGTTCCTGCTGGCATGTGGATCTCTCGGATGTACATGCCGTCACTGAACCTATGGACAAGCGGAAGGTGGGCCTGCGGGCACTTGGCAATCTCAGCCTCAAAGAGATCCATCTTCTCTTTCTGTGAAAGGGGAGTGGTAGCGAGATCCATGAGTCGTTCTTGTAGCATATCTATATATACACCTCAAGCCACTACTGACCCGCCTCCGCGGAATCCCAACTTGCCGCAATAGCTACCACGGTAAGGGGCATCGGGAGAGTCTGCCGGATGCTGATATCCACACCATCCTTCCAGTTGGAGGAGACCGAAACCCTCTCGTATCCGAGGAGCACGGGAGGCAGATTGTCCATGTTGTCGGAGAGGTGCCTGCTCACGAGGGGGAACCATGTCACCCCGTCCGAGGAGTACTCACCCGCGAGCGAATTGTAGACCTTCACATTCATTTTATTCACCCGCATCCGGCGACCTGCCGAGGTGCCGTCTTGAAGATCCTTCTGTAACATCATGGGCGTAAGCGTCGAAGTGTAGGGTAGACCAATCAGCACGGAGGAGGCAGGAGACTGCAACGTGATGCTGCCGGACACTACGGTCGGTTGCGTCACAATAAGCGATCCTACGGCATTGTCGGCCCATACAGATACGGTCTGACCCTCAAGATGGGAGAGTCCGGTGATAGTAGAGGTAGGAGACCCAAACGTCTTCTTCACCGCGGCATCCAAATACCACCACGAGGAGGTGTCGGCATTGTCGAGAGCGTCACGCATTCCGGTGCGGAAGCGTTCGATATAGCGGACGGTAGCCCCGTTAATGACTCGTTTAACGGACACATAGACCTCATCCTCTCCGTTAAGTCCATTGATGGTGGCGACCGACTCAAAGGTTCCACCGAGGGTGATGTGCCGGCTAAAGCCTACCACCTGCTGCTCCCTCTCATACGTCATCGAAATGAGTTGCCCGTCCGTGCGGACAAGCCAAAGGATCGCATCCGGCACCCGTTGGTAGGACTGCTCGACGATGCCACCGCGGGTGACATGCTCACCGAGTGCGGTCAGATCATTGGAGATCCATGTTTCGCTATTCCATGTGTAGACGAACTCGCGGAGCTTGCGTCCCATCTTTTGGAGATAGATGACCGTGTCGTTGATGATGAGAGCAGGAAGAGAAGTTGACCCGTAGCGTGACTGTTTCTTAGCTAAGACGTTGGTCGGAGTGAGGGGTCGCGTCCCGTCCGAGGAGGAGAGACTCCATTCGTCTTGAGTGGTTCCGACAAGCAAGCCCGTCTTACTAGTCAACCACTGAATGCGCCCGCCGGAATTGCTGGCAAGCGTGAAGCTATAACTGTCCGCGTCATAGGCACCCTGCCGGAAGTTTTCAAAGTCGTTGGTGACACTCCCCCAAATAGTGGAAGGAGACTCACTCGTTCCCGCAAAGATGATCCGACTCTCGTGAATGGAGCAGGAGGAGGGGTAACCCTTCACCGAGGAGAAGGCACCTTCGTTCCACACGGCAGTTGCTGTCGCGTTGCCGAGATCCTTAATAACCTTTGCGGTGACTACGGTCGATGAGGTGAATCCCGTGATCCTCACTAAACCTTTGAGCGTAGGATCGACAGGGGAAAGCATCACCCGCGGTGCAAAGGAGGTGGTGGTCGGCATTGCGGTGCCTCCGACATAGGTGGAAACCGCGTAGTTGCTCACCTTCAGCCGGAAGAGGGTGTCGGTAAATTCCTCACCACTTGAGGTAGCGTTGTAATCCGCGGCACTCTTGTAGGTTCGGACGGTCTTCCAGTTTATCCCGTTGTCGGAGGAGGCTTGCAGGTCAATGGTTGCCGTCCACGTTCCGAAAGTCTGAAGAGACCATTTGCCTAAAATCTTGATCGCGCCACTGGTTGCGTTGGTGGTGTCGATGGCAAGAGAGAGGGTGCTTGACGGGTTTGGGTGGGCGATCTGCCAGTAGCTTCCAACATGTGCCGCGGTGAAGATGCCACTTGATGCCGTGAGTGTCGTGGTTGCACCTGCAAGAGCAGGAAAGAGTGCCGAGAGAGATCCCGTGGAGGTTGCTGCCGGAGCAGTGGTCACTAGAAACGTGAATGTGTCCGCGGTCGGGATGCTGGCAACTACCCACGATCCGTTGTAGTTGGCTTGAGCAGAACCACTGATGGTGATGGGTTGCCCGATGTAGAGTCCATGATTGGTGTAGGTGCCCGTTGCGGTCGTGGTCACATAGCTCAAAGCTACCGGGGAAAGAGTGGTGGTCGTGCCGGAGGGGGTAATGCTTGTGGTGGTTGCATTCACATCACCCATCTGTGCCCATTTCCACGGAACCTCTCCAATGGTGAAGGGAGGATTGCTAGAGTTGGTTCCCCAATAGGAGAGACGCATCGGCGGGTAAGAGGGGTGCGTGAGGTAGACCACGTTGTTCACCTGCACGATGGCAACAGACCGGAGATCGCTCTCGGTGTATGGGTGAGGAGTGCCTACTGAGCCGGAGGTGGCGGCATAGACGGGCGCGGTGGCAGTGGAGGCATAGGTGATCCCGACTGCCTCAAGCAAAGAGGAGGTTGTGTAGGCGACACCGTTCCATGTCGCCGCAACCGGATGCGTCATGAGTGCACCATCCTTCCAAAAGCGCATGTACCCTACACCCAACTCCAGCACGATGCGGTTGGCATCGGAAAGGTTCAAACCAATCAAACGGCACCGAGTTGCCGATGTTTTTGCCGATCCTAAATACTCTGTGCCGGATCTCCTATTAGCAGGCCCGTATGGGGTGATGAGATAGTTCTCCAGTGTCGAGCAACCGGAGCGATATTTGTCGAGGTTGGTACGCGAGGAAAGGTAGGGACTTAACTCTCCCGCGTTAAAGGAGGAAATGAGGTCGTGGATCACGCGAGCATTCCTCCGAACCTGCTACGCACAAGTGGTGAGTTGAGCCACGGTTCAATCTTGCGCGGTCGGGTGCTGTTAGCATCGACCCGTCCGGCTTCCGAGATGGCGACTTTGAACTCCTGTAGTAACTGATTCTTGAGGTCGAGAGATCCGGCGAGGGGTTTGGCGAGTTCGGCAGCTAGACGCAGTGCAAACACTTCCACAAAAGATGGGGTAAATGTAGACGCATTGGGTGCGTTGGAGATGTACGCGATGGATGCAGCTTCCTCATCGGTGAGTAGGGTGGATCCGTTGATCTCGTAATTGGCAATGGCATCGGTCGAAGAGAAGCTATTGAACTTCACGATGCGGGCGAAGTCGGCAGGGAGTTGATAGGAATAGTTCCAATCGAAAATAGGTGCCACAGAGTTCCGCGACAAGTTGGAGAGCACGGTGGCAAAGTTCCATGTGTTCTGCATCAGCACTTGAGCGAGAACGACCGGATAGAAGAGTTTGCAGAAACGGGATTCCAACGTGTTGTCATCCAGCGAGGTGATCGACTGATCTCCGATCTTGGAGAGTGCGAGATTGCAGATGGTCGTTGAATCCATAGAGAAAATGTTGGGTTAAAAGAAAGGGGTGGAGTCCCGTGATGAGACCCCACCCCCGACTTGGGAGGAACTACTGCTTGGTCGTGTCCGTGAGGATCGTCACCACACCGTTGTCAAGCAGACGGGTGGCACCGATGACCGCGGTGGAACGAATTGCCAGACCGTGGCTCAAGTCAGCGCGAATGTCCATGTAGGTCTTGCGTCCACCGTCCACGAGAACGAGAGCGTTCTTGTGATAGGCGAAGCAGGTACGGAGCTTCGGAGTGCCTGCCGTGGAAAGACCCTCGTAGCGGATCACCTTGAAACCGAGGAAGGAATCAACCTGTCCATCCACAAGAGCGCGAACGCTATTATAGAGTTGGTTGGTTACCTCAGTCGTTGAAAGCAAATCAGCGATCTCAGCGGCACTGATAACGAGCACGCGATCCTCAAGAGGAACCTCTGCGGAATCCAACTTGAACTTTGCATAACGCACCTTGTCGATGGTCAGACCGGAAGCGACTGGGGTTCCACCGAAGGGGACGCGGGTCGATAGGATCTGCTGGTTGGTGGTGTCGTAGGCAACAGACGATGTCGTCTGGATGCCGGAGGAGCTGGAGGCAGTCTGAGTAGCGGAACCAGTGGCAGCAGTGTTGATGATGCTGTCAACGGTACGGTTGTACGCGGCGACTTGCGACTGCATGATCTCACTGGTCGGGTTGGAAACCGAACCGAGGAAGATTTCGTCAAACTCGTCCACGATGTTTGCGACATCGTAAGGAGTCGGGTAGGCCCAACGGGTTGGCATTGTGATGTCAATGGTAGGAGTCGCCACGTTCTTTGCGGTGACTGCTGCCATGCTGATCTTGTCCAACTGGTTGAAGCGGACTGCGGCACCGGATGCGGTGACGAGTTTGACACGCTCTTTCAAGCGGGAATCAAGCTGCTGGAGGAGGAGCTGCCAGCTATTCTCGTAAGCGATTACGAAATGCTGATCAATCTGAGTAAGGTTTGTCTGAGGCATAATAGTAGGTGGGTGTGTCTCCGCGGGTTGGTTAGCGGAAACAAGTTTGGATTGATGTCCGGTCTCCTCTGATTGTCCCTAATGGGGTCAGTCTCAATCGGGTCACTCCACCTACATGGGCCGAAGATTTGGTTATCCTTCGATGGCGTTGAAATGTCTATACACCCATCGGCAAGCCAACGCAAGCCGGACTAGTTACGAACTGGACATCTCATTGCAAAAAGTGCAAGAGAGTGTAGAGTCATCTTTGTTCAATCACCGATTCATCCAGTGGGAGGATCCCGTGCTTATCGGGGAACGAGTGTTCGATTCACTCATCGGTTGATTGTCTGACGAATAGAGCGAATCCAATAAGAATACCTATCGCGCATTCAATAAGATTTGCGGCGAATAGCTAAGTTAATCTCCGCATTATACCCAATAGGGAGTGAGATGCGCTATATGTCAAAATCTATCCACTTTCGGGTATAAGATGATTTATAAATCAAGAAACCCCCTCCCACGGTGCCGCTTTATAAGTGCGGTCGTAAGAGGGGGCCGTCTTGAACGAGCGAGCAACTACCCGTTCTTGAGCAAATCTAGCACGAGCTTATTGATCTCCTTGTCACCATTGACGTACCTCTGATGGTACTGGTTCTGAGGGTTCATCTGGATATCCCGCGCCTTTGCCGCACCTGCCATGAAGGTGGCAGTGCTGTCCGAGTTGACGATCTTGTCATCACTCACCATACGGGCGAAGCGTTCCAGTGCTACTACGACCGCGGGATCGCTGAGACCTTTCGTGTTGGGGTCGAGTCCGGTGACTTGGCAGGCCCGTTTAACGACTGCCATGTTGGTGTCAAACTTGTCTCCCCATGCCTCTCCGAGAGCCTTCTTGCCCGCCTCAAACTCCACCTGCGCCTGCTTCGCCTGCGCTTCCGCGGCTTGAGAGGATCGTGCAAGATCAAATGCCATGATCTGCTCTGCCTGCGCGGGAGTGACTCCGAGCTTATGGGCGAGGGCATTGAACTCTTTGGCCTGCGACTCATTCCATTCAGCCCCCTGCGGGAGATCCTTTGGCTTAACTGAGTAGGCATCGGGACTCTCCGGCACACCACGCTTTGCATTGAATGCTGCCCACTCTTCCGGTGAGGACTTTTCGTTCGGCATGATGATGGCATCTGCCTTCTTGCCGAGCAGCCTCTGCTGATTGATAAGGGTCTTGGCTAATGCTTCGGGGTTCTTGAACTGACCGAGGATCTGCTTGTCGTTCTTGAACTCGTCCGGCAGACGGTCAAGCCAACCTTCTCCAAATTCACCCTTCTCGTTGAGTGCCCACGGGGAACTATCCGTCTGAGTCGAGGTCGGTGTAGTCGAGGAACTCCCTCCAGTTTGCTGGTCGATGAGGCTTCCCGTCCCTGTTGGGGTCGTTGTCGTAGGGGTCGGGTTGTTGCTGCCCTCGCTTGACGCGAGGAGTGCGTTTCCGTCCACGGGAGTCACCGAGACTCCCTCGCTTGAGATGTTCATTCTGTTTCATTGGGTTGAGGTGTGCTGTCCATTAGGGGTGGCAATACACCTCCCGCTAAAAATTCGGAGTGTTCTTTCTCCGTGAAATTCAACTTGTGCCACTTGATGAACATCAGATTCTCCCGTAGGGATTCCGGCTTAAGTTCAGTCTCAGTCTTTGAGTGCTGTTTTTGTTTTGGGTGCTTCATGAGTTGCTCGGTAAATGCATGCTTCGATGTGGAGGATGACCTGCCTCTGACCGTCCCTTAGTGCCGCTTTGAGGGGGTCGTAGTTGCCCTCCTTATTGGCAATAAATGCGGGCGCATCGGTGCCGAAGACTTTCTTCAAATTGTTCACCACTTCTTCGCCTGCCTCCGTGGTGAGTACCGAGTAGGAGAGGATCTCCTTGGGGATTCCACTCATTGCTGCATGCCCCGTTGGAGTTGTGCCCCTGCCGCGGTGTCCGGCTTGACGCTACCGAGCTTTTGAGCGATATCAGCTTGGTGCTGCTGCTGTTGCATTTGAGCCTGCTGCGCGGCCTGCTGTGCCCTCTGCTGGCGCATCTGAGCTACCTGCTGAACGTCCCGAAGGAAGTCGGGGTCTCCACCATTGGCGAGGGTCTTCTCACGCACGATCTTGTCGAAGTCGAAGTTGTCGAGAGGTGACATGTCTCCAGTAGCTGATGCCAGTTGCACGGCAGATCCGACCACCTCGTCGATAACCTGCACCGAACGTGTGCCGACTGCGATGGACATCCGGTTGTTGAAGACCACCTGCGGTTCGGGGATGAACGCTTCACCCATCGGGTTGAGTTGGATGAGTTCCTGTGGGGGAGGTGGGAGCATGCCGCGGCGGGCAAGGATCCCGTAGACACGTTTGACGAGTGGGATGAGTAGCTCGGTGGTGAGGCGGGAGTAGGTAGGAGAGATCAGTACCAACTTCTCGGACTCCATCGCACGGACTTGAGTTGCCGTAATGGGAGTTCCACCGCGTTGGGACTCCTCTTGAGCAAACATCTGAAAGAGGGGCACATTGAATGCCTCCTCAATGTGGTTCTGCTTCATCTTCACGCGGTCTTGACCGATGTCGTAGCGTCCTGCTGTAGCCCATTCCCGCGGGATCGCATTGGGATCGGTGGCTGAGAAGTAGGTGATCCCTCCGGCTCGGAGATCGACATCTCCGTTCATATCTTCCGGCACGAGCAGGCGGGGGAAGGCACTCAACTCGGCTAGACTGTCTAATTGAGCTTGCAGGAAGTTCAACTGCTTCGCGTCCGGCAGTGCCACCCATGAAGGTGACCACCCGTAGACCGACTGCTGCCACTTAAGGAAGCGGGAGACCACAAAGGGTTGCTCGTCGAATCCGCTATTGCGGAGGATGTGGCGGGCATTGACCTCCACATGCACTGAGGCGAAGGCTTTATTCTCGCCATCGATCTTACCCTTCACGCGATCCTTTTCGGGACGGGGAGCGATCATGTGGAGCATCTCTACCTTGTGCTCGTAGTTCTTGCCGTCACCACTCTCATACTGCTTGCGGGTTGGTTCTGAAACGTTCTCGATGCCGTACTCTTCCACCAGTTGCCGGATGGTCATCTCCTTACGCACAAGAATGACATCGACCATTCCCTCGTTGTTTTCACTGGCGCAAAAGGTGCCTACGTCAAAGGTCTTGAAGAGGAGGGGGACGGTCTCTCCACTATC